GGCGTGAGGCTTGCAACCGTCTCTGGCCTGCGAGTCGCCGATCATCTGCCCGAGCAAGTCAACCCTCCGATGGCAGTGATCCAGATCCAGTCGGTGACCTATCACCGAGCAATGGCTGGCGGACTGTCTGAATGGCAGTTCACCATCAGCTGCGTTGCCGGTCGCATGGGCGATCGACCTGCACAGATCACGCTCGATGGCTGGATGAGTTACGCCGGCGGTCAATCAATACGAGCAGCGATTGAAGCCGACAAGACGCTCGGCGGTAACTGCTCCACCCTCAAGGTCGGCGACATGGTCGCCGTACGCCCTCTCTCAATCGGTGATGCCGCTTATCTCACTTGTGAGTTCAACGTCACCGTCCACGCATAGGAGTCACTCGTGAACACCTACAAGATCATCGGCTCGCTACCAGTAGCAGGCCATCTCCCCGGCGATGTCGTCAGCGATGACGACCTCGAAGGTTGCGACATCGAGCACCTCATCGGTGCTGGTCATCTCGCAAGCACCAAGTCCAAGACCACCCCGGTCGACAAAGCAACACCTACCCAGGAGGACTAAGCCGTCATGGCCATCGTCATCACCAATGCAAATGTTTCCGTCGGCGGCGTAGACCTCTCAAGTCACATCACCAAGGTCACACTCTCAACAACGCGCGCCGAAATCGAAACCACGACATTCGGCAACACTGCCGTGCGTCGCGTCGCCGGTCTCGCTGACTCGTCAGTAGCGATCGACTTCAACCAAGACTTCGCCGCCAGCTCAGTCGAAACCACGCTCTACCCATTAATCGGCAGCACCGCTGCTGTCATCGTCAAGCCAAACGGCACTGCTACCGGCACAGCGAATCCGTCGTACACCTTCTCGGCGCTTGTCACCGAATGGATGCCTCTCGATGCTCAGGTCGGCGAACTCGCCTCTGCCTCCATCACTTGGCCAATCGACGGAACCATCGCGAAGGCGACGGCTTAATCATGGCTGCTCTCATGCGTCTTCGGGTCGTCCCTACACAGGGCGAGCCGTATGAGATCCCTGTCACCCCCAAGGTCATCGTCGCTGCCGAGCGTCAGTTCGCTAAGCCGATGACCCAACTGTTCGGCCAGGACGCCTCCTATGAAGCGCTCTGCTGGGCAGCCTGGAAGGGCTCGCACGTTTCCGGTCTTGTCGTCAAGCCGTTCGACGAATGGCTCGACGACATCGACTCGATCGAAGCCGGCGACGAGCCGCGCGTCCCTTTAGAGAAAGCATGACGATGCTGGTGGCGCAGGTCTCTGTTGCCACCAGCATCGCACCCAACGATCTGCTCGACACTCCCCCGGACCTGTTCTGGGCGATCGTTGCGGTACTGAAAGAACAATCTCGGAAGGGTTAGTCATGGCTCCCAAAGTCAAAGGCATGGCCACCGAGATCGAGAGCGGTGGACTTGAAACCACCGTTGTCTTGAATGGCTACAACGACTTCAAAAAGAAACTTAAACTCGCCGACGCTGATCTTCGCAAAGCAATGGACAAAGAGATCAAGAGTTTCATTACTCCAGTCTCAGCGCTTGCCAAGTCCTACGTCCCCTCTGTTGCCATGCGCAACTGGAAGAGCGGCGGCAAAGGCGTGTGGAGTAGTCGACTTGGCTGGGATCAGTCAGAGGTGCTCAAGGGCATCGTCGTCCGCCAAGGTGGAAGTCGAAGCAAAGGCTCTGCAACCTCGGCCGCCTGGCGCATTCAGAACAAGTCAGCCGCCGGCGCAGTGTATGAACTCGCCGGCAAAAAGTCCAAGGGCAGCGGCACAGCCGGCATCAGTTTCATCAACGCAATCACGCTTCGTGGTGGTCGACCATCTCGCCTCATCTGGCGTGCATGGGATGCGAAGGGCGGCGAGCAAGCGATCACTCGATCAGTGCTCGAGACGATCAACAAGTTTGAGAACGAGCTGCAACGCAAGCTCGACTAACGCAGGACTGAGGACGCTATGGCTGTCAATCTGAATGTCATCTCTCAGTTCGATGCGAAGGGCCTCAACCGGGCGCAGTCAGAACTAGACAAGCTGGCGAAGTCGACCTCGAGCATCTCAACAAAACTCTCAGGCGCAGCAAAGGTCGCCGGCGCTGGCATCCTCATCGGCGCTGGCGCAGTCGCTGCCGGACTGTTCGAGATCGGGTCGTCATTCGACGAAGCCTTCGACAACATTCGCATCGGCACCGGCGCAACCGGCCCAGCGCTCGAGGCACTGCAGGCCGACATGAAAGCGGTCGCAGCCGCAGTGCCTGCATCGTTCGGCGATGCTGGCAAAGCCATCACCGTGTTCTCACAGAAACTCGGCCTGACCGGCGCACCTCTGCAGACACTCTCTAGCCAGGTGCTCGAGCTGTCACGCATGACAAAGACAGACCTCGGCGGCAACCTCACAGCAATCACCGACGTATTCAACAACTTCGGCGTCGGTGCCGCTGATCAATCGGGCAAACTTGATCTCCTGTTCCGTGCCTCGCAAGCCTCTGGCGTGTCAGTCGCGGAACTCGCCGGCACCATGAGTGGAGCCGGCGTTGTTCTGCGTGAAGTTGGTCTCTCTTTCGACCAGTCCGCAGGCTTCCTCGCCACACTCGCCAAGGCTGGCGTCGACGCTGGCGACGTGATGCCGGCACTAAGCAAGTCTCTTGCCGTCGCAGCAAAGAAAGGCAAAGACGCTTCGACGGTATTCAGCGAAACTTTCAACGCCATCAAGGGCGCACCCGACGACGTTGCTGGCGCAGGCATTGCGCTTGACGTGTTCGGCGCAAAGGCTGGACCGAAACTTGCAGCCCTCATTCGTGAAGGCAAGCTCTCTTTCGAGGACATGACCGCAGCCATCGCAGGCGGCGGCGAAACCATCCTCGGCGCAAGTGCAGACACTCAAGACTTCGCCGAGAAACTCACCATGCTCAAGAACCGTGTGTTCTTGGCCATTGAACCAATCGCCACCAGGGTCTTCAACAAGATCGGCGAGGTCATGGATCAACTTGGCCCAAAGGTCGACGAGCTCACCAAGTTCATGGAAGAACACAAAGACATGATGGTGGTCGTCGCCGGCGTGCTCGGCGGCATCATGATCGTCGTGCTTACGGCCTACACGGTCTCGATGCTCGCTGCTATCGCTGCGACTGTTGCTGCAGCTGCACCCTTCATCGCGATCGGCGTCGCTATTGCAGCGATGGTCGCTGCGGCACTCTATCTCTGGCGCAACTGGGACCAGGTCTGGCAGTGGGTTATGGACCATAAAGCCTACGCAGCGATCATCGCAATCCTCGGCAGCGTCATCATTGTGCCAATCGTCCTGCTCATCGCGACGATCAAGTGGCTGCAGGCCAACTGGGAAAACGTCTGGTCAAAGATTCAAGCCGTCACTAGCTTTGTTTGGGGCATCATCAAGCCGATCTGGGATGCGATCTCTTTTTACATCACCAACATCTTGATCCCTTACGTCAACTTTCTCTGGGATGTTTTTCAGAACGTGTGGACGTGGATCAGCGAGAAGATCAGCAAAGTCTGGAACAACATCATCAAGCCGATCTGGGATGCGATCTACGGCTACATCGTCAACTACCTCATCCCCTGGTATCAGAAGTTGTGGGAGATAGTTCGAGAGGTATGGGACAACGTCTCGTCAAAGATCAGCACCGCTTGGGGCATCATCTCGACAGTGTTTGAAAGCATCAAGAACGGCATCGCAACGGTTTGGGGATTCTTCCAGACAGCCAAAGACATCATTGGCAACGTGTTCACTAACATCGCCGACGCAATCAGTGGACCTTTCAAGACTGCGTTTAACTTCATAGCGGACGCTTGGAACAACACCGTCGGCAAGTTGTCTTGGTCTGTCCCTGGCTGGGTGCCAATCATCGGCGGCAACAAGATCGAAGCGCCACAACTCCCAACCTTTGCCGAGGGAGGCATCTTTAACACCGGCATTGGCGGCGGCTCTGGTCTCGCTGTGCTGCATGACAACGAGATGATCCTGAACCCTCAACAGCAGAAAGCACTGTTCAGCGGCAACGGTCTCGGCGGCGGTCCTGCAATCAACGTCACGATCAACATGCCCCCTGGCTCAAATGGTGCCGAAGTTGTCAACGCCATCAGACGCTACGAAAAGACCAACGGCACCTCCTGGAGAAACTGATGGGCGTCACAGGATGGGCAAACGCCTCAGGCTCACAAGTCACGCTCTATGTCGAAATCGACTTCTCCGAAGCCATTGGTGAGGTCGGCACCTCTAACGCTCCGACACTGCGCACGCTGTGGGACTCGGCGACGTGGGATGACAGCGCTGCAATCTGGTCATCGAACACGCCGGTCTACACCGATGTCACCGAATGGGTGCTTGGTGTTTCTACCAGTCATGCGTTCAGCCGAGACACGAACAAATACAACACCTCGAGCGCGACGATCTCGCTGAGCAATACTGACGGCCGCTTCTCACCACTGAACACTTCCTCGCCTTATCGCGTCGGTGCCTACTCAGGCATCGGCCCGTTGCGCCCTGCACGCATCAGAGTCAACACCGGCTTCCAATACGTCACGCTCTTCACTGGCTATGTCCAGACATGGAACGAGCAGTACCCCGACATAGGCGGAAACGCCACCGTCGAGGTTTCACTGGTGGGCGTCGAAGGCCGCATGGGCGACTACAACCGATTCGCTCAAACGGCTACTGGCCCAGGCGAAAACGCTTTGTCTCGTATTCAGCGCATCTTGTCTTCTGTTGGTTTCACTGGCGATCAGTACCTCTCAACAGGCACAAACCCTCTGCAAGCGACAACGCTTGCGGGTAACGCCATGAACGAGCTGCAACTTGTCGCTGACTCCCAAGGCGGAGCTATCTGGTTCGGCGCTGATGGTGCCTGCTACTTCGACTCCATCAACGCTGTGCGAAACCGTGCAGCCAACACCTTCGACAACATCGTCTTCACCACTACCAAAGATGCAACAAGCAGTGCTGCTCAGTTCGGCTACTCAGACATCGCCTATTCATACGACGGCTCGCTCACGAAGAACATCTACTCCTACGCCGCTGTCGGTGGAGCAACGCAAACGGTGACTGATGAAGTCTCACGATCCCTGTATGGCGATCGTGCAGAGGCTCGCTCGGATCTGCTCTGCACATCTGATGCCGACGTTGCGACGCTGGCAGCAAGTGATCTGGCCTTGTCAAAGGTTCCTGAGATGCGTGTCGAATCGGTGACGGTTCTGCCTCGAGCAGAGAGTGACGCTGCTATCGCTGCTCCACTCACTCAATGGGATCGCCTGTTCGGTAACGCTTTGCGCTCCGGCTGCAAGATTGTCATGGACAAGCGCATTGGCACAGCACTGCCGACAACCCTTGAGCGCTACTGCCTACTGCAAGGCGTACATCACAACATCACCCCAGACAACTGGTCAACCAGTTATGAGTTCACCTCAGCAACTGTGCTGCGTGCGATGACTCAACCCTGGGACTTCTTTCTATGGGACTCGGGAGTCTGGTCATGGTCTTAGCGGTAATTGTTCACCCAATCGACACCGACAAGCATCCAACGATCCCTGCTGGGTTTCGTTGGTGCGCTCAGTTCGGCACCAATCCAGTCGACGTTTCGCAGTATCTCAACGCAGGCTGGGAACCTTCAATCAACGATGCCTCAGTCACCGGCGAAATGGTTGCCAGTTCCGTCTTTAAAGCGCTCAGGGTTATGAGCATCGAGTGTGAGTACCTCGGCGTCATCCAACTTGCCGACGACCCAATCCCCGCAGAGGAAATCTGATGCCCTACACAACAATCGTTGCCGGTACCTACGCAACCGCCTCATGGGCAAATGCCAACGTGCGCGATCAAACAATCGCCACGTTCGCCAGCACTACAGCTCGCGATGCAGCGATCACCGTGCCGGTCGAAGGCATGGTCTGCTACGTCGGTAGCAACGATGCGAACGAGGGCCTCTACGCCTACCACGGCACCGCTTGGCGAAAAGGCCCAGGCTGGAACGCCCCGTGGGGTTTGCTTACAAGTGCAAAGCTCACGACCGTCAGCGCCACGTCAAGTGTCCACACAACCTTGCAGGATGGCTCAGCAGTTCTTACGGCAACAGCGACAACGGTGACGAATCGCATCTACAAAGTCACCAGTGTCTCTAATCCTTACGCCTCTGGTGGCGTTAATGGTTGGCAGTGTTCCCACAATGTTGGTGGTTCCGCTCAAGCGCAGTTCTTGGCGGCATCTTTGAGTACGACAACGCAAACCTCAGTTACTCACACCTCGACGTTCACCGAAACCTCTGGCCAGTCACGCATCTTCAAAGTTCAGATCGCCGCTTACAACACAAACACTGCGATCACCGATTGGGGATCAGCGACTATTCCCCGAATCCTCATTGTTGAAGACATCGGCCCATCCGGCGCACCGGCGTAAGGACTCTGACTCATGGCATACACAACACTCGTCAGCGGCACCAACATCACAAGCTCATGGGCAAACGCCAGTGTGCGCGATCAAGTCGTGTCGCCGTTCGTGACTTCTGCCGCCCGAACCGCAGCGATCACTTCGCCCGTTGCCGGCATGGTGTCATCGCTCACCACTTACGACAAAACTGAGGGCATTGAGTTCTACAATTCAGCCGGCCAATGGCGTAAGCCGTGGAACATGCCGTGGGGAATCATCACCACTACCGCTGGTGGCACATCGAATCTTGGCTACGTCGATGTCACATCGAATCAAGGGTCCATCGGTGCCACTGGCGTATCTCTGACAAACATGACGATGACTTTCAACACAGCCGCCAATCGCATGTATCGACTCAGCGTTCACACCAACTTCTACTCAACACAAGCTGGAGATTCGGCCGCACTCCTTGTACTCATTGATGGAGCAAATGTTGGCTACGCGCTCTCTGCCGACCTGACTGCAACCTCGGCGTCGCTGAGAAGTCTGGACCTTGTCAAGCCATTCACAAGAACCACTGGTGGTTCGATGACGATAATCATGCAGGCCTATCGCCAATCTGGTCCCGGCGGAACTCTCACGATGCAGGCTTCTGCTGTGAACCCTGCCACCATGCTCATTGAAGACATCGGCCCGTCTGGCGCACCGTCCTGATGACTACCGTCGACGAGGTTCTCAACATCGAGCGCAGCTTCTTGGGCGAAGGTGGCAATCGTTTCTGGGACTGGTACCCAGCGCCCTATGGCACTGCCTGGTGCGACATCTTCCAGAGCTACTGCCTCACCGCCGCTGGCATCCCGACTCACTTCGCATGGGTGTCGGCGCACTTCGATTACTACCGAGCCCAAGGTCGCACCTCTTACGACGCCCGCTCAGCAACTCCCGGCTCGCTCATCGCCTTTGAGTGGAACTCCACACCAGGCGGCTACGACCACATCGCAATGGTGGAGAGCGTCGACGCAAACGGCGTCACTGCTCTGAATGGCAACGTCAACGGCTCACGAGTCCAGCGACTCTGGCACCCCTTCAACGGTGGCGGCATCGCCGAAGTTGCCTTTCCCGAATACTCAACACCAACTCCACCACCTGTCCCGAACCACATCATCGGAGATGACGAAATGATCGACCGATTCCTTGCTCGAGCAGAAGGACACCCAGAAGTCTTCCTCGTCGCTCCAGGCCTTGGCTTCCGCTGGCACCTCACCAGCGAAGACCGCCTGCGTTCGGCTGTCTACATTCTCAACTCGTTCGGCGGCAAGATCCTCAAGCCACCAGCGGGAGCGAAGGTTGACATCATCGCCGGTCAGCCGGTCTGGGTTATGAACCCAGCCGACCTCGCCATGATTCCTAACGCCGCATAGCGCCATGTTCGCCCAAGCCTCGACGGCCATCAGCGACAGTCCTGGCTTCGGCGCTGCCGAATGGATTGCCATCCTCACCGGTATCTCACTTGTGCTTGGTTCCATCACCACCTTGATCGT